GGAGACGATGAAGTTAAAACCAACAAAGCTGTTGATCTCACCCATAGCCAGGGCCTTAACGGTGTTGAAATCCGACGACGTGACAGTCGTGGAGTTCAGCAGGTTCGTGATCTGCTTCGGCGAAACCACAATGTAGCGCGGGATCGACGGGTCAACATCACCCGAATCCAAGATTTCCTTGGCCGAGATCAGCTTTGCAAGCGTCAATCCAGTGGCGCCAGCGGCGATCTGGTTGGTGGCGGTTGCAAAAGCAGTCGAGGTGCTGCCATCTTTGCCGGTCAGCGCAGTGCCCAAGGCAGCAGCGATGATGGCGTCATCCATGGCACGGCCCATAGCGGCTGCAGCAGCGCGCGAATAGGTCGAGGTGGGGTCGACAAGCAGGCGCACCTTGTCTTGATCGTCAATCAGGTCGGCGTATTCGTAGTCCGACATGGTGACCATACGACGCGAATGCGGCGTTTCGATCAGGGGGGTGTCTGCGTGGCGCGAGGTACGCAAGACAGCAGCAGCGCTGCCGACTTGGTCGAAGAAGGCTTTTTCGCCCGTCACGGTTTCCACATCAACTGCATTGCGCAGCAGCGAACCCATTTGCTGAGACAGCATTTGGATGTTCGAGGAAAACTGAGAGACGAATGCCGTAGTGATTTGAGTAGACATGTGTCTTCACTCCAACAAAGGTTTCAGGGTTCTTCGCTCGATTATCCCATGCGGGGTCGGGCTTACTGCTTGGGCAGTCAATCCGCCTGTCTCACAAGCTTGGTGCGCGGGTCCGGAGATTGTCCGCTGCATCACATGTACTCTCTGAGGCGCAGCGCCTCATCAACATACGCACGATGCTCAGGGTGGAATTTATCCCAATAAGGGGTTCCCTGTCTAGTCATCTCAGAAATCTTATTCTGAGCCTCGGCAGGCGTCATCACCAGCTCGCTGGCGTCGCCCAACAAATTGTCCTCGCCGATCTCTTTTGCGAGGTTGGCAAACATCTTCACGATCGCCGGATGATCACCGAGCAACCGCCCATCGGCCAGCTCGACACTGTCCAGCAAATCGGTGTTGCCCAAGAAAGTCACGGCCGCCTTGTGCGCCAGCTGCACCTGCTGATCAAAAGCTTGGCCCCACTCTTGGCGCAGCTCTTGCTCGCCGGCATAGCGCACCGCATCGGCGCCCTCTTCCATGGCAGCACGCGACTGCGCCACAGTGCCTTCCAAAAACTGCGCGATCCGCCCAGCCTGCTTGCTATTCAGCCCAGCTTCAAAGGCGGCCGTGCGGAAGGCTTCGATCTCAGTGTCGCGCATAACATCAGCGCCGACCTTGAAGTCATAGCCCTTGGCGCTGTCAGGCGCGCCCAGCCGCTTGTAAACCTGCCGCCACTCATCATCGGTGGCAGACTTACCTGGCAGCGGTATCTTGTCCGCGCCGATCATCCGCTGCGCATGGACATAGCTCTTGGCCAGCGACACGGGGTCTGTGAAATTGCGCAGGCTGGGTTCAGCCCGCAAATCCTCTGGCAGGCTATCGAAGAACCCGACAGATGCAGCCGGAGCTGCGCTTGCGACTTCTTGAGATCCAGTATCCTGGGTTGTCTCTTCGCTCATGTATTTTCCCTCATCCCACCTTCCGAGAGCATCCTGATGATCAAAAGCACAGCGTCACGCTGCCCCTCTTTGAAGGCGGAATAGTGAGGATCACCAGGAACAAACGTGCTGGCCTCAAACGCAAAGCGCGACTTGAGATCAGCTAAAACCTTTTGGCCGTCTTCGGTGTTGAACGTGCGCCGGTACGCCAGCTTTGTCGCCTCGATCTGCATCATGCTGCACCGCCCAGGCCACCGACGGCCTTAATCAGCGGCGCCACGTTCTTGGCCTGCTCGCTTTCCATCATGGCCTGCTGCGCTTGAGCTTGCTGCGCTTGAGCCTGCTGCGCCTGACGGCGAATCCGCGCAACCTCATCGTCCGACCGGATCACACGCGCCGGAATGCCGGTGACCTCGACCAAGTACTGCACCAGCTTGTCGGCATCCAAGTAATCCATGACAGGCGCAATCTCGGCGACCTGCATCATCACCTCAAAGCCGCGCAGCATAGACTGCAGGTCGGTCAGCTTCTGCGCCTTGGCCAGCGGCGACACATACTCAATGTCGATGTCCTGACCCTGCAGCTCCGGCGGAGCGGGTGGGAGTTGCCCGCTCCGCAGGAGTAGAGCAAAGGCGCGAGAAATCAGCGGCTGCAGCAGCTCAGACTGCAGGCGGCCCAAGACAGGACCAAGCAACCGCATCTTCTCTTCATTCCTTTGCAACACTTCCGTTGCTGTCATGGACGAACCCTGCCCAAGCAGCAGCTGATCCACATAAAACGCCTGCCGGATCGCATTCCGGCGCTGCTCTTCCATGTTCAGACCAAGCGGATTGTTCGCGCCGATCTGCAAAGGCTCCAAACGATCCCGCGTGCCGGCCCTATAAAAGTTCAACGAGCCTGGCGTCGTGCGGATCGGCAGCATAAAGCCGTCATCCGGCACCATCAAAGGCGGATCAACCTGCTTTTGGGCCGCGCGGATGGTCACCTCTGACATCTTATTCAGCATTTTGGTGTCAGGCAGTGCCGTCATGGCGGGCGATCGGCCATAAGTTGACACCGAATCCTTCACAAAGCGCGGCACGAAGAACGGGAATTCGTCAAAACCGCCCTCAGACAGCAGCGTCTTGGTCGCTTTGTGGTAATAAACCGACGCAATTGGCTTGTTCTTGGCCGCTCGGCCCTTGGTTTCCCCACGCGGATAGACCACATGGATGATCTCATGCTCCTTGTACGGCTCGTTCTGCGCATCTTTCAGCACGCCAACCGGCAAAGTGGAGCCAAATTGCTGCTCCATCGCGCGCGCCGTCATCTTAAACTTGCGGTAAACCGTATCGACTACGCCCTGCGAATTCTCAGAAATGCAGATCTCGGCGATGTGCCGCGTGGCAAAGCGCAGGCTGTCGCCGTCGATGTCCAGATAGATCGCACCCGTGCCGAAAACCACCAAATCGTAATACAGTTCATGCACTTCTTGCTGGAAGTTCGAGCGGTGGAACGCCTGATACATCTGGTCAATGCAGACTTCCAGCCATTCGTTGGCCGCGTCGTTGCCCTGCAGGTTGGAACTGCGATACCGCAGAGAAAACCAAGGCGTGCTGGGGCTGGTCATCATGCCGTGCAGAGATGCCGCCAGCAACTCGACCGCGTGGATCGCCGTGCTGTCAAAGATCAGCTCGGTGCGCTTGTCACCCTGCGTGCGCTTCTTGGTGATGTCAGCCTTGCGCGGCAGCATGTAATCCGCCAGCTCTTGCCAGTGCTTTTCCCAGTTGGACCGAGAATTCGACAAGTCCTGATAGCGACGGTCTAGTTTGGAAACTAGCGGATCAACCTGCATTACATGCTCCCATAGCTCGACATCAAGGAACGACGCGCGCGGTCTTCCTTGGTCTTCTTCTTGACAGCGCCACCCTCATTGCGGCCGGCCATCTTCTGGTTCAGCCGCTCCAGCGGGTCCACATCGATCGACGCCGACATGCCCTTGGCAACCTGGTTCGACTTGCGGCCCATCATGCCGGCAATCATCTTTCCATTCATCATTGGATCAACCCCCCGCCCATCAGCGACCGGCGCTTGCGCAGCTGGCCGGTGGCTTCGGCGTCAGCCAACAGGCCCAAGGCACCCGTCACAATCGTGGACGCGCGGCCGCCCTTCGTGCTTTCCATCGCAGCCGCCTCAACCGCACTGGTGGGTGCTTCACCTGGCACAACCGGCACAGGTGCGGCGGGCGGTGTCAGCGTGGGTGCGGGTAGATTGGGCATAGGCGTGACACCTGCGGCAGGCGCGGCAGGTGCGGCAGGCGCAGCTGCCGCTTCAGGCCGATCTCTGCTGACGCTGGCAGGCATGTCCGCATACATCTTGGCCGCAGCCTGATTGCGCGCCACGTTGGCCGGATCGCTCGATGTCAGGCCCTTGACCGACATAGCACTGTAGGACGGCTGATTGGCAGCCTGCCCTTGATCGGCCCCACCACCACCACCGCCGGAAGTTTTGCCGCCGCCAGTGACCGACTTAACCAAGTCGCGCACCGCATTACCGAAACCACCACCACTGCTTTTAGCCGCCATCACATCACCTCATGCTGCAAACGGGTCGTAGTCCATAACCGCCTGCCGTTGTGGGGCCTTTAACATAGGCCCAGATTCCCTATAACCAACCGCGAAGTACCGAAACGCATCCGAGGCATGGCTGGTCCAATCATGCACCGGCGAAGCCCTGAAACTGCGGGTGCGCTCGTTGTACGCACGATGATACTGCCGCAAAGCCTCAAGACCATTATTGCACCGATCCCGATCAAACCACAACCTAGGGATCAACATCTGACCCGCATGTATCCCATCCTCAATCGGCAGCCGTGGCACAACTCTAAAGTTCAACCCCAAGTCCCAGGCAACCTCTTTTCGGCTTTTCCCACTTCCAAGCTCTCGAACCTCTATATCATGCGGCGCATTATGTGTCCCATATAAATATTTCCGCTGGTTCAGTATCTCACAATAGTGCGGCAGGCCCTCATTCCGAGCCTCGTAGAAGTCAATCACATGCACCGCGCGGCCGACCGATTGCGTAAACCAGATCGCCGTGCTGTCACCAACCCCCAAGTCCCACCAGGTATCGACCTTGTGCGCAGGATCATACGGCACGTTGCAAATCCGACCGGCCGACTGCGCAGCCTCAAGCTCCTTGCCATAGATCGCGCCAGGTATGTTCGCATTCCAGCTGCACTCAAACTCCTGCTGGTACTGGTCCTCGGTCATGGTCTGCTTGGCGGCGGTCAATTCCTCATCGTCCAGCACGCCCGTCTCGCTGGCCCGATTAACCACGCACAGCCAATCCTCATTGCCGCTGGCCTGCTCGTAGATCTCGTAAAAGGCGTTGTGACCCTTGGGCGTACCGACAAAGACCGCCCAGCCCTTGCGATCCGACAGCGCAGGGCGGATCACCTCTGGGAAGACATTCTCCGGCATCTGCGCAACCTCGTCCATCACGCAGCCATCCAAGTAAATGCCGCGCAGGCTGTCCGGATTCTCGGCGCCGAGCAATGAGATCCGCCCGCCGGTGGGGAGATCACACCGCAATTCCGTCTCGTGAAACTTCACGCCAGGGATCGCACCGGCAAACTGCTTCAAATAATCCCACGCCACGTTCTTAGCCTGACGATACGTCGGGGCCATGTAGGCGTATCGCGGATTGGCCTTCTTGGACATGATCGCATCCCGCAAGATGTGATT